CGGCGGGCCGCCGATCGCTGAAGTGCTCAATATGGAATTAATCAACGCCAAGCTGGTGCCGTTTGGACCGGCTGATAATACCCGCGTGCCCCGTGCAGGTTCGACCGATCGCGGTGGGGCCATGTCGGGCTGGGATCAGATGCGCGCGCGCATGATCGGCAAGGGTGGCAAGCCGATGTTGTATTTCTTCACGACGTGCGTGGCCTCGATCCGCACGATCCCGGTGATGCAGCACGATCCGGCGCGGGTCGAAGATATGGAAACCTCGGGTGAAGATCACACATCAGACGCAACTCGGTACGGAACAAGTTCCCGCCCGTGGTTGCCGGTGCACCCGGTGCCCGAGGCGCCGCGCGACGGCTACCGCGACAGTGAGGATGACGAGGAGCGGTCGAGCTCGGTCAGCATACAGGTGCTGTGATGGATCGGGAAACTGCGAAGATGTTGCGAAAGGTCGGGAAGCGGAGGGGGGAGCCATGGAATGATCATACTGGGGAGTGTTGCGGGGGTCCGTTTGACGGCAAGCGAATGACGCACGACCACCCGCGGACGCGCGCAATAAGTGACGTTCAACACGGTGACGGTCAATACGAGTGGGAGTGGCGAAAGATAGGATATTGGGTCTGGAAATCGGGGGTCTGGAAATCGGTTCCGCCGCCAGACAAGGCTGAGGTGCTGTGATGGACGACGACATCAAGGCCATGATTGAAGCGCAAATGATCCTCGCACAGGACAAGGGCCTGCGTCGCTTCAGGGAAGAGGTCCAGCGCGAATATATCCTGACCCATTTTGGGCCGTACATTGCGGAGACGGCCGAGCAGATCGCGCGGCAACGGCGGGCATTGGTGGCCGAGCGGCTGCGCACAAAATTCCGCGTGATCGACACCAACGAGGAGAAACAGGGATGACAGACGCGGTTAGCGAGTTCGCGCCGAAGCGCCTGATTGACCGCGATCGTGAGGTCGTCGCCAAGTATCGTGACCTCGACGAGATCGAGGACACGATCGCCCAGCACCGCCGGGCGACCGATCAGAGCACCGCGACGCTCGCCAGCGTGCAAGCACGTGACGCACTGACCGACCTTGCGCTGATCATGGCGGCGCTGCCGCTGCGGATCGCGATGGAAATGGCCGACGCGGTGGTGACGCTGCAGGACTACAAGCCGCCGGCGACCAAGATCGAGCTCGCCATGCACCTCAACGAGTGGGCCGAGAAGCGGCTGGCCGCCGTGTACGGGGCGCGGGAGGGATGAAAAACCCGTGCACAACTGCCATGGGGCGCCTTGAAACGGGCTAGCGTGCGGCCATGGCACAGACGGCGCCGACCGCCTACGGCTTCTATGACAACGACAGCAGCACGTCGTCGACGCTCGGCGGCGGGGACGGCGTCACGCGCCGGATGGTGCCGCCGGACCGGCGGCAGCCGGGCCAGCAGGCGGACGTTTCCAAGCTGCGGCGGCAGTATCTCGACTACCTAGGTACCAAACAGCCCGAGATCGAAGAGCAGAAGATCGCGCGCCGGTATTACCATGGCGCACAGTGGTCGGCCGAGGCGGTGAAGGCGCTAAGAGACCGGCGGCAGCCGATCATTACGTACAACCGCGTAGCGCCGAAGATCAACGGTATCGTGGGGTTGGTGGAAAGGTTACGCCAGGACCCGAAAGCCTACCCGCGCAATCCCCGCAACGAGTCCGGCGCCTCGGTCGCCACCCAGTCAATCCGTGCGGTGCTCGACGGTGTGGCCTGGCAGATGATGTCCAGCGAGGTGTGCCGCAAGGCCGCGATCGAGGGCCTGGGCGGCGTCGCGCTCGAGCTCAAGAAGGGCGACCACCAGGATCCGGACGTTTCGTTGGAAGTGATCTACAACGAGGACTTTTTCTACGACCCGCGGTCGCGTTCTGACGACTTTTCCGACTGCCGCTTCATGGGGCTGGGAAAGTGGATTGACGAGAACGAGGCGATCGAGATGTTTCCCGATCAGGAGGAGCTGATCTCGGGGATCATCAACACCGGCTCGGACATGACGACGAATGCGGACAATGAATACAAGTGGATATTGGTTACCGAGCGGCGTTTGAGGTTAGTAGAACATTGGTATATCGAGGACGGCAAGTGGTATTGGTGCTTCTACGTCGGAGAGATCTGGATTGACGGAGATATTTCGCCATTCGTCAACCAGGACGGCCACACCATCTCGCGGTTCATCATGTTCTCGGCGTCGGTCGATCATGACGCCGACCGTCACGGTTTCGTGCGGGACATGCAGGGCGCGCAGGACGAGATCAACCAGCGGCGATCGAAGGCGCTGCACATCAGCAATAGCCGGAGGCTGATCCTGGAGCGCGGCGCGGTCAACGATGTCGAGACGGCGCGGCGCGAATGGGCGCGGCCGGACGGCGTGCTCGAGGTCAACCCGAACAAGCAGGCCAAGCCCGACGACACGCAGGCAGATCTGGCGGCACAGTTGAGCTTCCTGCAGGAGGCCAAGCAGGAGATCGAGCGGATCGCCAACGTCACGCCGAGCGTGGGACAGGGCGAAATGCCGAAGAACCTGTCGGGCCGCGCGATCAACTTGCTGCAGCAGGGCGCCACGGCCGAGCTCGGTCCGTTCGTGATCAGCTATCGCAATTTCAAGCTGCGGGTTTATCGCGCGATCTGGTTTGCGATCACGCGGTTCTGGACGGCGGAGCGCTGGATCAGGGTGAACGACGACCAAGGGTTGGCACAGTTCATTCAGATCAATGGTGTCGACGTTGACCAGCGCGGCATTCCGGTGGTGGTCAATGCGGTCGGCCAAATCGACGTGGATATCATTCTGGATGAAGGGCCGGACGTTGTGAACATGATGGCGGACTCGTTCGACATCCTGCTAGGCATGGCGCAGGCCGGCATGCAAATCCCGCCGGATGTGTTCGTCGAGCTCGCGCCGCTGCAGTCGAGCGTGAAAGCGTCGATCATGCAGAAGCTGCAAGCAGCGCAGAACAACCCGCAGGCGGCGCAGATGGCGCAGATCCAGCAGCAGCTCGCGCAGTTGCAGGTCGCGCACGAGCAGGCGCGGATCCAGGGCACGCTGGCGCATGTGGACGAGCGCAAGGCGTCGACGCTGCAGAAGGTTGCCCAGGCGCAGAAGGCCGGTGCCGACGCGACCAAGTCGGCGACCGAGGCGCACTCAAACGTGCACGAGACGATGCGCGAGAACATCGCGACGCTGCAGGGGTTGATGTCGCCGAACCAGGGCGCGCCACAGGGGCAGCAGGCGCCGCAACAGCAACCACAGCCACAACAGCCGCAGCAATACCCGCTGCCGTTCCAACCCGGGAGATGACCATGGCCGCCAAGGTGCTCTACACGAAAAAACGCACCGACCCGCCGACGATCGTTTGGCCGACCTCGGGACCGACCTCGGAGAGATACACTTTCACCGACGGAACGCCGCAAATGGTTCCGCACCTGATCGGATACGGCGATGGCACCCTGACGTATCCTGACGGCCGCTCCTTTCCGCAAATAACATCGCTCGGCTCGACCTTTATTCATCAGAAATAACGGAGCGGACCATGGCAGGCGAAAACCCGGCAACATTCGCGGCGGGCAATGCCGCGGCGATCACGCCGAACGACACGACCAACATCGCCCCGACGCGGGCGATCTATGTCGGTGTGCAGGGCAACCTGGCAGTGCGAATGATCAGCGGGCAGAGCGTCACGTTCACGGCGTGCCCGGCGGGCCTTCTGCTGCCGGTGCAGGTCGATCGCGTGCTTGCGACGGGAACGACCGCGAGCAGCATTACGGCAGTTTGGTGAGGAGGTGAGATATGGGCAAGTCCACGGTTTTCGACGGCGATTTGCTTAAGCTGATCTTCAACGGCACGGGGATCGCGAACCTCGCCGATAACACGGCGACCTCGCCGCTGACGACCTTGTGGGTGGCGCTGCACACGGCAGATCCCGGCGTCGGCGGCACGCAGTCGACCAGCGAAATATCCTACACCGGATATGCGCGCCCCACGGTGGCGAGAACGACGGGAGGCTGGACGGTGACGGGGGCATCAGTGAGCCCGGTTGCTGACATCACATTCGGTCTGATGACTGCCGGGACCGGAGGCACCGCAACATATGCCTCGGTCGGCGTCGCGGTTTCCGGTGCGACCAAAATCCTCTATTCCGGCACGTTGACGCCGAACATCGTCGTGAGCAACGGCGTAACGCCGATCGTCAAGGCCGGCTCGACTATCGTGGAAAGCTAATGGCGATCATCGGGATCGGCATCGACATATGGACGCCGTCGATCAACGGCGGCAGTAGGATCAATCTGCCACCCGGTCAGGCGATCCTGTTTTCGCGCGGCAACGCGGTCGTCAGTTTCGTCGGCGCCGAAACGGCCGGTGCGACGCTGTCGGCGACCGGCGCCGCAATTGTGAGTTTCATCAGCGGCGGCGGCGTTTCCGGAACGCTGTCGGCGACGGGCGTGGCCACGGTGGCATTCGTCGGAGCGACCAGCGGCGGCGGCGGGTTCACGCCGGCGTATCAGTTCAACGACGCGCGTAATTCGATGTACGCGAC